TTTTTGCTTAAGTCGTCGTGGTGGTCGTGGTCGGAGCCGTCCAGCTGTTATAACGCTGCATCGGTTCCGGGCAGACGTTGTTGATGGGGATCACCGTCTTGGTCAGACCCGACAGCGTAGCCAGCTCGTTCTGCATACAGGACAGGTTCGCCACGGTCTGCGCGTTGACGACACGCTGCTGGCACAGCTGCTCTTCGATGCTGCGAAGTCGCCCATCCGTGTACTTGTACATTTCGAGCATCTTCTGATCCGTGTACGTGTTCGCATCGCGGAGCTTTACTTCCGTTTCCAGCTCTGCGATTCGTGCCGCCTGAGACGCCTCATAGCGGCTTACGAGATGGTTGTCGCTGTTGCTTGCAGCCATCGCCGCTGCAGCCGGATTCGCGCCCCAGCCGCCGAACAGATTGCTCAGCCCGCCGCCAAACACGCCGAGGCCCGTGCCGATCGCGCCGAGCGTAACGCCGAGATTCCCCTTGCCGTTGCTTGCGTATTCCATAAAATTCCCTCCGAAAAATGTAGTGAACTGGCCAGTTCCTACGTTCAGTATGATGGAAAAGTCCGTCACAAAACAGCCAACGTTCGGGCCAGAAAAAGGCCAAAAAAGGCACAAAAAAGAGGCAGACACAGCGCATGCCGTGTCTGCCTGTTTACATGTGCGCGGAAAGTGCGTCCGTGCACCGCTTGATGATGTTTTTTGTACCGTTGAGGGAAAGTCCCTCATGCTCTGCGATCCGTTCCTGCGTCCATCCGTCGCAGAGGTATCGCCGCATGATGTCTCGGTACGAATCTTTTAGAATCCATTCAGAGATCAAACGCTCCCACTCGCTGCGCGGCAAGTCTGGCCAGCCGCGCCGCATCGTTTAGCCTCCTTTGTGATTCAGAATCGGGATATTCCCCTTATTCGACACATCCAGATCGAGCGCCTTTGCAATATCGCGAATTTTGATGTAATTCGTGCCGTCCTTTAAGATCCGTTCGACCTCGATCTCCTTGCCGTCAATGATCATCTTTGCCTTTGTTACCACTTCGTCCACCTCCTCCAAGAGCTTCTTAAAGTCCGCCCATTTCTTTTCGTCAATCAGCGGCAGCGGACACAGTTTCATCGAAATGTCATAGTGCCGGATTGCGGCCTGCACGCCCGGCAGCCGCTTCAGCAACATCTGATAGAGCCGCGCAGCGTTGCGCATCGTCGCTTCCGGAATGTAATACTTGCCAGAAGCGTCCGTGTGGCTCACCATCTCGATGGAAACGGTGTTGTAGTTGCCGTATACCTTTCCGAATTTGCCGCTCCTGCCGTCGCCCACGGCCCACGCCACCACGTCCAGCGGCACACACTGGTAAACGGTATCGCCCTCATCTACCACGAAATGTGCCGAAGCAGCGCGTCCCTCGCTGCCGTTGGCAAAGTATCGGGCATTGCCGAGCGCCGTTGCATGCTGGCCAGTGTTTGCAGTGTAGTGGAACACGATGGCCCGGATGGCCGAGAGCGGACGCTTGCCGCCCACTCTCGTTGCCCGGATGGTATCGTTAATTTTCAGTGCCATTGTCGTCACCCTTCGCGTCCATCGCGTCCTGCGCTTTCTGCGACTGCGTGCCGAAATAGAACGTGATGACCATCAGGAAGATCGTCAGAAAATCCTTGCCCGTGATGTCGCCCCGGAGCGCCAGCACCGTAAACACCACCGTAAGCAGCAGCGTCACAAGGCTCTTGACGCTCAGCAGATTCGAAAGCCGTTTCATAATTTTGTCCATGTTATGTACTCCCTTCATTATGCTTTTTTCGTCGCTTTGTTCCAAATTTTCATAGCACCGCGTTTTGTGTATTTTGCCTCATGGTTTTTCGCGGCAATGTAGCCACAATGTGCGCATTGGTACACCAAGAGATCTTTATTGTCTCCGACATATTTCAGTTCTGGAAAATGCCCGCATAACGGGCACGCGTTCAGTTCGTTCATATCGTTTTTACTCCTTTCAGTCCTTGAGCACGATCTCCAAAAACCGTGCCTTTTCCTCTGCCGTATACGTTTCCGGCAAGCTCTTGATGTACTTGATCGCATACTTGCTGCGGTTCTCGTTCTTGGCCTTCCAGAGGTAAAACATCCCAATCGCCGTCGCAAATCCGATGACTGCCAGCGTGACCTCCACGCTCAGCACGCCGATCACATTCAGGATAATGCAAACGACGCTTGCCGCCGCGCTGCCAATCAGCAGCTTCTTCGAAGTCTCCATCACACGATCCCCGCATGAGCCAGCGCGAAGCCGACCAGCGCCCCCACAATGGCCGTCACGGTCGCCTTGACCAGTGCCTCCCATTTCCCGCCCGGAATGGCCTTGAGGCTCTTCACGTCGTCCTTGATCTCGCTGACATTGGCCTCGATCGTCTCCTGCTTCGTCGCCAGCACCTCTACCGAGGTCGCCAGCTGATGCAGGGCCCGATTGTCCTCCTCTAGGTCGTTGATGCGGTGCGTGTTGCTCTTGGATCTCTGGTCGATCTCCACGATCTTTGCCTGAATTCCATCGTCCATCTCTTTTCTCCTTTATACTTCGGTAAAATACAGCCCCACCAGCTCATGGGGCAAAAACTGCAGCGTCACCTTGCCGCCCGGCTGCTCGCCCGTCCGTTCGCAGCGGTAGAGCTTGCCGTCCTCCGGATCGGTGTAATACAGGCCGTAGGTGTACTCCATGCCCTTCGCGGCGGGGATGGGGTCGTCCTGTGTGCCTGTGTGCTCCTCGTCGATGACCGTAAACATTGCCGGTGTCTTCCCAACCTTCCTGCGTCGTGTGCGCCTGTCCTTCGTTGACGCGGAACAGCCTGTCCGTGCCATTGACCGGGAACACAAGTCGGTCGCCCGCTTTGATGACCAGATCAGGTTCCCAGCGTCGGTAAAGCTCCATTGCCTTTAGCGCGTCTGCATCCGTCAGACTGGCTGAAGCCTTGACGATATAGGGGCGCAATGCTCTGGCCCTTTCTGTGTAGGTCATCATTCCGCCTCCCCAAGTAAAATTTTTGCCGCTGTTTCTGCATCCGTCAGCGGGATCGCCGCACCCATTTCCTCATAGCTGCCCTCTGGTTCTGTGCCTTTCAGCAGCTTGCCCGCCAGCCGAAACACCGTGTCAGAAAGTGCCTGATACTCCTTCCCGTCCTCGTCGGTCAGCGTCACGGCCATCTTCGCACAAAAGCCCTCGGCCTTGGCCTCCTTGCACGGTACATAACAACCGTTACTGTGCAGTCGGATGAACACGATACTGTCCGCATACCCGGCAAACGCACCCTCTTTTTTTACTGCATACATGGCATCACCCCGAATTTCTCAAAATAGATCTGTTTCAACCGTTCTGTGCTGGCCGTTCTCAACCGGTTCCTCCAGTATCCGTTCTCCTGTCCCGGCCACTTCTCATCTGTAAAATCCTCGCCGCATCCGTGCTTATCATACCAGCGGTAAAGTTTTTCCAACATCGCTTGCCGTCTCTGCCCCTCGTCGGTGTTGGGCCGGAAGTGCTCCCAGCCGTTTTCTGAGTTCGCATAGCAAACCATTTTGCTATTGAGATATAACATCCCGTCATGCTCCTGCAAAATCGTGCCGTATGGGATATTGACCTCCCCAGAGATGGATTTTCCCTTGAAGCGTTTGTATGTGATGTAGTCCATAATGCCTCCCTATACGCAAAAGCCGGGGGCAAAGCCAATCGAGTAGTACGCGTCGGCGTTGCTGGCCGCGCCGTCAGGAATCACAAGCGTGAAATACGTGGAATTGCCGGCAAACGGGGAACGGAGCCACCAAACAACGGCTGTGCTTGTCGCGCTGTGATTGTATTTGACCTTGCTGTTTCCGGCGCTGTAATACGAATACTGCGCCTGTTTGCTGGCTTCGTTTGGATTCCCTCGGCTGATCGTCCCGAATACTTCGTACTCAGACAGCAAAAAGAAATAGTCCGTTGTCGCTGTCACCGCGCTTGCGTCGCTGCTGCTGCTGCCTGTGTTGTCCGTGTACTTCGTCACGGATTTCAGTACCGCGCGGAGCGCTGCCGGGATGACCGCAATGATCGTGCCGGAATAGCTTGACAGGCTTGTACCACAAATTTTTGTTCGCATCTGCGACGAGTTCCATCCGCCGGAGTTTGTTGCATTGCTGTTCATTGAAAAATAGCCCGTCGCGGATACTTGCGAATTATATTTGCTGTCACATAGCGCAACGTCCGTTCCACCGGACAGTGCGGTCTTTGCAAGCTGGAAATGAATGCGGTTTGCGCCCTCGACGCTGGAATTGTGATTGAATCCGATGATAAATGCGTATGTCGTGTAATTCGAGAGCGTCAGCGCACCAACCGTGCCGTTAAGTGTGACCGCCTTTCGGTCGCCGATGCTCCAATAGTTCGCACCGTCACCCTTGTCGGAAACAGACTTGATGGTCGCCCAATCGTTATTGTTCAGCACAGCCGAAACAAAAGAGAGCGACAGCGCGTAGCTATCCGTAAAAGTGGCGCTTTTCGTATCGGACGTTTGGCCACTTAGCGTGGCCTTGACGCTCCATGTACCGGCCTCCGGAACAGTCAGCGTACACGTTCCATTGACGGATGTGCCGCTCACAGACAGACTTCCTTTTGTAGCGGTAACAGTTGCACCAGATTTCACAGTTACAATGATTTTCAGCTCTGTACCGGTCTGAATAGCCTGAATCGCTGTCACAAATCCGTCCGGGTATACAAGCGAATCTGATGTGCCGCCTTTTTCCCGGATAGCCGATGCAACCTTTGTCAGGTCGGTTGTGTTTGTCAAAAGCTCCGCCATCAGAAGCTACCTCCATTCGCGTTTGCGATCTCTACAGCCGCCCATGCGCCGGACACAACACGTAGGAATTTTCCATTGTCAGCGGTGGTGACATTCGGTAGCTCTTTTGGTGGATAAGGAATATTGGTTAGTTTTGATCCATCACCAATAAATTTTTTAGCAGTTACATTAGCTGGGAACGTTGCATTTTGTTGATAATCATACGAATACAGATGCCCCGTAGCTGATAGCTTGCTTGGATTAACATAATTAGTAATCCCATTTAATATTAGATTTTGAACGTATGGTCTACCTTGATAA